GCCAGAGTTCCAGTTGTTGCGGAATTAAATTCTACAGTATACGAACCTACTGAACCAGATTCATCGATTGAGTAAATATCACCGACTGAAAACCCACATGGTGGTGTTCCGGAACAATCAATAACTTCAACAGTCGAAAGTTGGCGAACGATATAACCATATAGAGTTGTTGTAGTTCCAGAAACTATCTCAACCTTAGTTCTTACTGCTTCGGTGGAAAACGTAACAGCAGGTGCTGTTGAATACCCAGATCCGCCGTTTATGACTATTACGTGTGATATTTCCCCAGTATCTGCCAGGATTGCTCTAGCAGTTGCAGATGTTCCTGTCGCTGAGGTGAATTGTACTGCAGGTGTTGCAAAATAACCATTACCAGTATCAATAACAGGAGCATACAATAGTTGACTTCCTGATCCCACAATGGTAAGATCAACTGCTGTGCCAAGTGTAGCATTTCCTGCACTCGTAGCAAGTTTAATTGTATTTACATCAACTACTATGACGAAGTATACAGCGTAATTGGTAAGACCCGTTATAATTGTCCCACCATTTTTATCATAGATAACCACATCACCTGTAGAATACCCATGAGAAGGAACAGTAATAGTATTACTCGTTAAGTTAATACCTGTTGCAGTCGCATATGTTAAACCTGTTAACTTACCAGCAGTAGTTACGATTGGAACACCAGATTGAGTGGTTAGCGTAAATCCAGTAACATTTGGCGAAGTTCCAGTTACAGCAGAAACTCTATATGTGGTTCCTGATGTATATCCAGTGATAGTGCCTGTGGTTGTATATGTCAGACCTGTTAACGTACCAGCAGTAGTTACGATTGCGGTACCAGATTCAGTTGTTAGCGTAAATCCAGTAACACTCGGCGAGGTACCAGTTACCGCAGAAACTCTATATGTAGTTCCTGTTGTGTATCCAGTGATTGTAGCAGTACCGCCCTTAGTACCAGTAATCCTTACGCGATCATTGACTGCAAGTGTTGATGCGCCACAAGTAAATTGCCCAGCAGTTCCGGAGACAGCAACAGTCGCTGCCAGAGTTGCAACTCCAGGTGTGCCAGTAATCGTAAGTCGATCACCGATAGATAGAGTTGAATTGCCACAAGTAAACTGACCAGCAGCACCAGAAGTAGCAACAGTCGCTACCAGAGTTCCTGCTGTCGTAATGCTACTAAATGTCTTGCTAGTTTCTCCGACTATCGCCTTGACTTGACCACCAGAAACCAAAGCATTCGCAGAAGCACCAGCGCCTGGAACTCGAATCGTTGCAGTTTTAGGTAAATTTGTTACCAACTCATAAACTGCAGGGGATACATATGCGAATTTAGTTACATTGCTTATGCTAGTTTCAACAGTTCGCTCATATGTTACTGATGAAATATTCTCATAATATGTAATTTTGGCTGTTTTGCTGCTTAGATCAAACGGATTTGCTGTAATGGATGTATCAACTGCAAGTTTTAATGTTATGTCTTCAATCCAAATACCATCAGACGCACGAAGCACCTGTTCAGATGGATAAAAGATTTCTGTGCGTTCGTTGTATAAGATTCTAAAGAGAAGTTCGATTGCTTTCTCAGAACCCTTTGCTTCATAGAACTGCTTGATGAATTTGATTAATCTTCTATCATCAATCTGTGCAGTAAGCGGGAAGTTCTGCGCATACTGGTTCTTAAATTTGGGAAGGAATGTATCAAGTGTTCTGTTGATATCGAAATTCTTCTCATAATTGAGAAGGAAATTGTTTACCTGATTTTCTTCATCTAGAAACTCATAATATTTTTCTAGGAACGTAACGAATACAGGATACTCGACACGGACGAAATCTGGAAGTTGGTTTGCAATAAGATGACTTAATGATTCTTTAAACCCATTATAGGCATCATCAATATAAACCATGTTCGCAGTTGCTGCAGCACCAGATCCGCTGCCACCTGAAAATGTAATTGTGGGCGGCGAAAGATAATTATAACCTGCAGACGTCAAAGTAATTGCGGTAACTTTACCACCAGAAACTGTAGCAGTTGCTGTTGCATTCCCGCTGATTGTAACTGTTGGCGCAGAGGTATAACCTGAACCGCCATCGGTAACAGTTACACTAGCAACCTTCTTATAATATGATGTGGTTTCAGTCATCTATTATTCTTGCGAGTTAGCAATTGCAGTAACTGACAGACCCACAGGAATATTTGATACTGAATTCGCTGCACTAGTATCCAATGTTAAAACAGTATTCCTAGCAGCGTAAGGGAAAACTGCTGCCGTTGATGAGTTAGTAGTAGATGTTAGATCTGATGTTAGAATATTTGGAGCATCACCAAAAGGTTCTACATAAACTCTAAATTCTGCTTCCGTCTCAGAATTAATTAAAAGATCTGTAATAGTTACAACACCCGTAGAATAATCAACGTTTCCAGTAACAGATAAAAGAATCGTGTCATCTGAAGCTCTCTTCATCGTAAGAGTTCCGATGTCCCCTGCCGTTTCATCATGTTGGTCTGTTATGTATACAGAATAGTTTTGTCCACCAATGGTTGTATTGAAAGTCGTTGTTCTCAGAGTTTCGGGTTCTAATGGACCATTAAATCTTATCACATAATCTTCATAAACTCCCGATAATATCGGTATTTTTTTATGCATTAACACTTGAATACTAGCAGAGAAAATAGACTGGGTCGTTCCAACAACTGCGGAAAGCAATTTAGAATAATAAAAGTTTTTCTGCAACTTATTTACATTATTAGTAAAGAAACTTTGCACGATTGCTCTTACTTCGGACTCGATTCTAGAGGAGGTAAGAGATGTAATTGTTTTGTTGTAGTTGACTGAAATATTTAATCCGATGTATGTTTCGATTGGATCGACGAACTCGGGTTGAATTGAAACAACACTTCTTGGTCGAATAATATCTCGAGCAATAATGTCTCTGTCTGCCTGTGAGACTATCGATCCAGGTAATGGTTGAATCGATATAAATACTTTGCCATAAACAGGAGGATCATTTTCTTCACCACCCCATACAGCAATAGAATTGATATTATTAAATCTAGATCTGATCAATGTCTCATAATCATCAGAAGTAACAACGCGATTTTTAGTGGAATTGAATCTAGGAGCATTATAACGAATACTGTCAACACTTTCTTTTTCACGACCACCAGTTGCAGCTGATGCAAGATAGACTACTTTAGTCTCCCCAGATGCAGTAAAAGTTTTTGATGGTGAAAAGTTAGGAATAGAGTTAGCTGCTGATCCGCTACTTACGATATAATCAATGCCAACAATATTACCGACCTGTAATTGCTTACCGATAATATCATCACCAAATCTAACTTCATATAATCCTGATGGACCTTCTTCGATAAAGAATGCCTTTGTAGTTTCATCGACGTCCATGATGTCATCATAGAAATTCCAAGTTACAACTGATGTGACCGTAGATGATGTCTGCACTCTTACTCTGACGGTAGTAGTATCAATATTTACATTCGGCAGAACAAATGGGCCAGATTTATTAGATTGATCAACAATGAACGTATTAGTTACTCGCTTACCTTCAATCAGTTCCATTGGGAAAGTGAATCCTGTTTGACCAGTTTCAAGAGTTACTAATCCAGAAACATAGTCCTCTTTTGGAAAGAAAGTATATGTGTTTTTTGCTGTCTTTGCAGTGAACGGTGTATCGCGTAATATAGTTAAACTTGTATTGGTAAACGTAGAAGGTGGATCAATCTGCAATGTGATATTTGCACGAGCAGATTTTCTAGAAGTTGGCGTATAACCTAATGTTTTCGCAATCGAAGTAACCGAGTTTCTTTTAACTGCACTATCGATAAACATTTCATTTGCTTGAAGATGCGCGAGAGTTGCATTATAGTGCGTATTATATGCAAGAATATCAAGAAGGATCGTAAGACCAGCGCCATCAAAGTTGTAATCTTGGAACTCCTCTTGTGATTGCATGAAGGTTTTTAGATTTTCCTTGATGGTTGCGAAATCTAATTCAGTTACATTAAGTTGAGACATCTTATCTACTTCTTCTTAGAACAGTTGAAAATGAAACGGGATCCACAACCCCGACAACATAAAAATATATAGATACATTAAACGCATTCTGGTCAAAAAGTGGCACAACATCTATCTGTTGCGATCTAACTCTGGGTTCATACTTATTAATTAATAACTCTAATCTTAATTTCAAAGAATTGGCAGTAACAATATCAACGTTCTCAAACATCATACCGTAGATCGGCGAACCAATTTTAGGTTGAAATGGTCTTTCGTAGAAGTTGGTAAGAACGAGAACTTTCAATGCCTGTTTTACAGCATTGACATCAAACTTCCTCGCAACGTCACCCGTAATTGGATGCATTGCGAAGGATAGATCTAGATCCGAGTAGATTCTGTTTACTGTTTTTGTTGTCATATAGTTATTTATATCAGATTCTAGACGACTTGCCTAAACCCAGATTTATAAACCATACCTTTACCACCTGGTGTTGCTGTAAGCGTTTGTCCTCTTTGTTTTCCATCTCTGTTCGTGTATCCAATATGAATCCAAACACTGCCACGGGCATTTCTTTCCAAGATTATCTGATCATATCCATTCAAATTTGATGCTGCCCACCGACAAACATCAATATACTGTTTTGGATTCAAGTTAGGGAAACTTAAATCAGCAGCAGATCCCCAACCATGCGCATTGGTATCCAGTTTTGTTTTTGTGCCATCTGGATAATACTTTCTAAATCCACAAGACCATGATACTTTACCGTACTTATCGAATAATGGTTCGATGACATTAACCGCAAGACAACGAAGATTATTCAATATTTCATATTCATTTTGTTTACTTCCTGGTGATTTATGCCCACGAAGATCAGCAGCACCATTAGGGCAACCATCCCTGCCATTACATAATTGTGCCAGTGTTATTCTCGAGGAAATTTTTAAAGTACCATCATATTTTTGTCCCTGTTGAGGAAGAGGTGGAAGTTTCACTCCCTTCAATGTATTACAATCTTTTGATGGAATTCCACTTTTTCCAGCTGGCGGAGGATAGGAAGTAGTACCATCGCCTGATGTTCCGCCTGATGTATCAGACGAAGTGCTCGTTGAAGGATCTCCATTGTTGACGCAATCTTCACCACCTTCAGCACCAGAAAGTTGCCCTTCAACATTACCATTTTCATCAGGTTCACCACCATCAGTATTCATACTACTGTTTTCGCCACTATATCCAGTCTTAACAGCATCATTTGTTCTCTCGACAGGTTGTGGCGCAGATAGAGAAACAGGTTTTTCTAATTCATATGTCACTGGAAGTTTTGCTGCTACTGCACAGATTGCATCTTCAGCAGAACCAGCAGAACCAGCAGACGCAGGAACTGTGATAGATGCAGTGGTATTACCCTTTATATCGGTAGTATCATCTGGAGTATTATGTGTTCCCTTGAGATTTGTGGTTCCTGCATTCAATGTAGTAATATTTGCAGTTGTAACATCAAGAGTTGCTGTATCAATTGGCGAAGAAGTAACCAGTGGTGCCTTCAAACTGATATTTCCTGTACTTTCTGCATTAATAGTTCCAGCAGATTTAATATTAACATTACCAGTTGCTTCTTGATTGATCATCGCAGCAGATTTAATATTAACATTACCAGTTGCTTCTTGATTGATCATCGCAGCGGTTTTCAAGTTAATATCACCAGTAGATTTAGCAAGAATTTCTGCATCAGTACATAGGTTCATGTTACCAGTTGAATGATTGAAAAATGCTCCGCCAGATTTGATATGCGTATTAACCTTGGATGATAGATTCAATCCTGCGACTGTTGTTAGGTTATATTTACCTGTAGTTTTGGTAGTTACTGCTCCTGTTATTTCAGCGTCAACCTTACCTTCATTCTTAACAGAAATGTCACCTTCGTTTCTGAGGTAGATACCATCTTGTACTGAAAGACCAAGCGATCCGCCAATGTTGACATTAACATCATTATGGATATCAAGACTGACTTTACCATGCATAGTTAATGCGGTATCATTCATGATGAACACATTACATTGCCCTGCGATATGGACATTGGCATTACCCTCAATAAGGACATACCCGTCTTTTTCTATTATGGAATAACCATTACCGATAATTTTATTTACCTGAGTTCCATCTGGTCCAGTCTCCGTAAAGGTTCCTGATCTGTGAGCAATATTCAATCGCTCGAATCCAGGAGTGTCATCGATTTCTAATGCGTGACCAGATTCACCTGCAAAAACTTTGTTAAACGGATACTTTGCAGCATACGGAGTTGCTGGTTGTTCCCATGTAGAACCAGAACGACCCGCCATCTTTACCGCACGTTTTCTCGATGCGTTCCTTGCTGCTGGCGAAGAACCTAATGACTGAGAAGATTTATCGCCCGCAGATGTTCTTGGGTCTGGGTTAATTCCAGGGGAATTGATACCAAGCGCAAGAGTATTAGTATCTGGTTTGTTTACGTAGTCTGGTTTTGGATAGTTCTTCTTTGGGTCTTTGAATCCTTTGCCATCTTCCTTAGCAATATTAGTATTTTCATTTGTTGGAAGATTTTCTGCGTCTGGTGCATTGACTGCAGTATTTACTGCATCAGCTGCCTGCGCAGGATGAGAAATACCATTATCAATAGTTGATTTTGGTTGTTCCTTTAATGGTGCTTCTACTTTCTCGACAATCTTTCCTTGGGACACTGTTCCATCTGATTCCGTGGTTGTTGTTATTGTAGTAACAGCACCTGATGGTTGTAGTGTTGAAACAGAAGAAGTGGAACTACCATCTGATGCAGTTTGTGTTGATTGAGAAACAGCAGCAGACATACTTGCAGTATCTGAAGTAAAGTTTAATAGGATCTCATTTTTTGCTGAGACACATGCGACATATGTAAATGTCAATTTTGATCTATCTGCTTCTCGTGCCTTAGTATCAAGTTGCTTGATCAGAGTTTCTACATCGGCCGGATCATCAAACGCAATAGTCTTATTACTTTCTGCGTCATCTGCTGCAGAATTTTTATCTGTGCTTGCTAATTCTTGGACAGAACCTGCAATGGAAGGATAGGTTCCAATCAACCAATCTGTAGTATCATCAATAGCAAGTAACCAAGTACCGAAAGAAGGTCTGTTATGTAAAGAATCGCGTTCTGTTAATGACAGTCGAGTAAGTGTCGTTATTGCTGCAGCAGATAATGCGCTTGAATCTTTATTGGTACCAGCGAATAACTCTCTATTATTTTCAATTTTATCTACAATACGAAGAGTATACGTTTCGGTGCCAACATGTTCTGCAGTAATTTGTATTCCGTTTTGAGTAAAATCATATGGATTGGCTACTGATGAAGATGCAGATGCAGATGCAGGCGCAGGAGTGCTCTTAATTCCTGTCACAACCTTTGCAGATATAGTTCCTGTTGGCGTTAGTTCATAAGTAATTGATCCATTATTGATTGTTCTAACAATCTTTTTGGGAACTTCCTTTGTTTCCAATGGAGAATTAGATGTTGCTGCAGTCTCTACTGTAGTCTCGCCTACTATTTTTGGTTTTTCAGTGGGAACAACATAAACTGCAGTATCTGCAGCAGATACTGCAGTATCTGCTGTAGTTATTGGTGTAGTTTCACCTGCTGTTGATGGTGTTGCAGGTTTATTCAGTTCTTGTTGACGTGCCTTTAGAGTTAATCTATATGCAGTTTTAGCACTAAGATTCGAACTTACATCCGTGGGTTCATCCGGATCAACAATTCTTCCATCTTTTAGTCTTGCCCAACCACCGAATCGATCTATCTCAACGATTTGACCTTGAATAGATGAATTTGCATCTTCGAAATCTGCGGGGTCAGTTGATCCTATTATTAATATTTCTCCTGGGACTCCAGGAGGAGTGATTTGTTCTTCCTTGACAATACTGGTCGTTCCAGGAGTCGGTCCTGGAGTTGCAACCTGTTCTATTGGAAGCGCGACAGCATTAAATCCAACATCAAACCAATATTTAGCAGATACACCATTTGCATCTGTCTTAACATTTCCCCGTAAATAGTTTTGAGTTGCGTCGATATCCCAACAAATCGACATACCCAATGCGCCAGCAAGAGTCTTTTTATCAACACTCTCATTAATTGCTCTTGAAGTCAGCAATAATTGATATGTGAATTTGAGCAAATTTACTGCAGCAATATCTTGTAAATGTGGTTGTAAAATGAACGCATCATGCATATTTTTCGGATCAAGAAATCTTGTTCTTGGTGGTTCAGAAGTATTCGGCGCTTGTAGAGTTAATCTATATGCGGTTTTTGCATCATTGTTAGCATCTATATTAGTGTGAAAATTAGGTTCAACAATTCTTCCATCTTTGAGTTTTGCCCATAATGGTATTTCATCCGCATCTATCTCGACGATTTGATCTTGAATATCTGGATGTGCGCGTAAGAAATCTGCAGGATCAGTTGATATTCTCTTAACTGGTTGTGCTGGTGTTACAATTATTTCTGATTTGATTTCCGGATGACAAGAAACATTAAATCTTGAATCTGAACCATTAATAATGTGTATGAGCATGTAGTATAATGCATTATTTCTTGCACTTACAGGCGCTTCAATTATTCTTGTTTGCTTACCGGAATTATACTTCACAAACCGACTATACCAACTTTCATATTCTTCGTTACCTCTTGATGGTACAGGAATATTTGGTAGATTGTCATTAATCCAGGTGTTCAATTCGCTTCCGAGTATTCCTCCATCAATTAACTGTGTAACACCCAGTTTATATACACCATATTCACCATCCGCATGCACGACGTTGAATTTCCACTGATCGCCAGTTGGTGTTACAGCGACTGGTGCAGTAGTTACTGCTGCTGTTGGTGTTACTGCTGCTGTTGGTGTTACTGTTGATGTCTCAGGAGTATTCGCTGCGTCTAGAGTTAATCTATATGCGATTTTTGCATCATTGTTAGCATCTATATTAGTGTGAAAATTAGGTTCAACAATTCTTCCATCTTTGAGTTTCGCCCACAATCGTGGTGTTGTTGCATCTATCTCGACGATTTGATCTTGAATATATGGATCTGCATCTTCGAAATCTGCAGGATCAGTTGATATTCTCTTAACTGGAGTATTAACTGTTGTTGCAGTAGTTACTGCTGCTGTTGGTGTTACTGTTGCTGCAGTCTCTACTACTGTTGGTGCTGTAGCGGGAACAATATATCCAGGTGAAACGAGTAAATTAAATCCTTGTTTCGGAGTTTCGCCAAAATTATATACTCGATTATAATACTGCAGGGTCATGGCGTTCTGAATTTGCTTCAGAAGCGTAACGACATCATCGCGAGTCAGAGAACCAATGGTCTCGTCTTCCGCCATGTTGATACTGTCAACTGTCGTAAAATATGGAGTAGATGAATCATATTTTTTCATTGGTTATACCTTATACTTATTTCTATAGAAGGCAAATCTCTTTCTTCTATCAGCAAGACCCAACGCAGGGTCCACACCATTAATTGCTGTAGATACGTACTCGACATCGCCCCATCTATTATTTTTGCCTATGTTGGGTCGTTCTTTGTTGAAGTAGTAAATTAGTATTAATGCTGCGACCTCTTTAGTTGCTGCTAACTCTGGATTTTGCTCCAGCGGTTGGTTAAGGTACTTTCCAGCGTTTCGATAATTAATTTTCCACGTAAGTCCCAAAAATCCTCTTCCGCGATATTTCTTTCCATCTCCTGGTTGCGTATTGCCATTTAACCTCGCCCTTTTCCTACCTTCTGGATCTATACTTGTAATATCATAACCGCTATGAGCCTTTGTCCCGTTTTTGCGTCTACCATTATTAATATAATTGTCGTCGCCCACTTCTGTCATTTTCGTGAAGTTAGCAGATTCGTGGGCGCATTGTGCCATGATCATAGCCTTGGCAAGTGGAGTATATCCTTTTATTTTTTTACTACCATTAGCATCTAACCAAGATTCCAAGTAAGATTCCAGATCTTTGGCATTACCACTTGGTTGTACTACATCACCGACATCGCCAGCAGAACCAGAATCCCCGCTACCTGTTGCAGCATCACCAGAAGATCCGGATCCCTCGGAAGGAGCGCAATCTGCTGATGCTAATCCTCCTGGAATTGATCCTACAGATCCAAAAAACATAGGATGTTGACCATTTTCGCCATCGGCGAAAAATCCAACAACCCAAGAACCTTCTACTGCACCAGTCGGAGACCACCCAACACCAGAAGTACCTGCTGAGTTTGCTGGCATGACTGGTATCGCCCATGGAAGATCTTCTGTTGGTAGAGTCTCAGTATCTTCCGTGTGATATCCAATAATTCTTACTCGACATCTACCCAGTCGTAGTGGATCATCACGATCTTCCACCACTCCGAACCACCAATAGAAGTTTGCATTATTATTAGATGTAATATTATTCATTGCCATAATTTAACTTCCTATCTCACTGTTAACACGTTCGAGAACCTTTGCATAACTCTTTGGATGTAATCCATCATTAGAGGGGAATTCTGATAGTCTAACAGTTTTATCGCCGTATTTAGATGCAACACCTTGTATTTTCTGTGCAATAGTATTATCATATGGAAGAATCCAAATAACCTTTTTAGTTTGGGATTTAATAGATTCTCTTACTGCAGTTGCGTTTTCAGCAGTTTTAATATTTGGATAACCCTTATCATTTGATCCCATTGAAATAACTGTATAATCGGAACCACCCTTGGCAACATAATTTTTCTTAATTTTATCAGTATTCCAACCAACAGTAGCATTTGTTGCTGCATTCTTGGCAGAACTTCCTAGACCTTGTGCAATACTATCACCGATAAACGAACCCTTTCCAACTGGTTTTGCCGAATTCGTTGCTGGTGCTGAAGTTGCTGCTGGATCTGCCGGAGTTGCTGCAGGATCTGGTGCCGGAGTTCCTGTATTTTCTGTGTTAACTGAACCACCAATCTCTTCGACCTCATATATTTGTTGTGCATATGAATCCTTAGAAATCTCTAAAAACATGGTATGTCTTAGTGGTGATACTTGATGGCGTATCGCAGTTATCATGTAAATACCAGATATAAATTTGTCCCATATCAATGCTTCAGAATCTTCTTTAGTTTTTTCCCCAACAGATGGATAGTATAATTTAATCATTCTACCAACTTCAGCATCTGTTCTTCCAGGAACTGTTATTTGTAATCTCAATGTGGTCAAGTCCATCAAAGAGCTATTTCTCTGTGAAACAAAATCTTCAGGGCGTAAATCGATAGAGTCTACTGTTGAATCCAACACACCAGGATTAACCGTTGAAACAAATGGTTTACTATCTGCAGAACGCATCACATTAATTGGAAAAATCATCTTGTATTTTTTGTCGGTTTTACTAGGATCATCTCTATCAATGTCAGGGAATGTATATGCCCCTGTTGCTGGATCCAATTTTCCATCTTCCATGTGATTATATTGTTTATAGTTGAACCCATGATCATAATGATATGCAGTATATTCTTTCTTAACCATGTTGAATGAATGAATAGTACTAGCGAAATGCCCCAAGTCTTGACTTTGAAGTATATCTAAATTTGTAATAAATTCTAGTGCCTCAATTGTTTGAAATCCTTTGATCATTGAGGAAACTTTATCAAGATTTTGTAGATTAGTATTGTATACAAACGCTGAGTAAATATCTCCGTTTTCTAACTGATTTTTAACAAGAGCTTCTATGGATGCAAAATAAAATCCTTTTGTTGTTTCATAAAATAAAAATGTCGGAGATTTGTGTAGATTACCAATAGATCTTTTTGCTAACCAATTCAATGTTTCGATTGGTGACCACATTGGAGATACAAATGTTATCTCTGTCTCGTGTGGAGTGTCAGCGATATACAGTTCCGTATATAATGTCTCGTCAGTTACATCTTGAGAAGATTCGGTTCCATCAGTTGTCGTCGGGACGGGTGCCGCAACAACTTCGTCTTTGCTATTGAAAAATCTTTTTGATTTCATGTTTTCTGTAAAAATCTCAGAAACAATCTCATCAGTTGTTCCTTCAAATTTTTTACTTATTTTTGTAACGTTATCAGCAGCTGCTTCTAATGAGCAAAATAGTAATTCGTAATATTGCTCTCTATCATTATTAAGTTTGCGATTTTTTACTGCATAAACAGAGAAAGATTTCTGAATTTTGTTAATTGGATCGAATGCTCCAAGATTGCCTTTCGAATAACCACCCATCTCTCCCCATGGAGTCTGTATATCAATAGTGAGAACTTCATCCCCGACAATCGGTAACGTTCCAACAAGATTTAAAGAATCACGAATAACCACTGATCCATGTAAAGTCGGTGAAAAAATATCTTCATAAAGATTTATTTCCATCATAAACGGTTTTAGATCTAATGGTTGTTGTGATGAGATTACGGTTAAGTCAAGAGATGCAATAATTACATCTCCTGGTTTTGCCAATGCATCACTGACTCCTGATACCTTTTTAGTTGATGCAGATTTACTTGGATCTGCTGTCGGTTCTGCCATTATTAATTACCTACTAATCAAACTCGAGTATAAAGATACGAATTCCGCCAAATATTTTGGCTCCAACATCTTTATTTCCCTCTTTGTATTATTTAGTTCTTCTTCATACTGATAATTAGAAACAACATTAATTACGCCATTTGTTAAATCTGTGGCATCATAATCCACAATCAATGGTGGAGTATCAGTTGTTCTGTAGTGGTGGGGCAAGTAAATTCCAGTTTCACCATACTTTTTTTTGCAATATGCTATTAAATCTGAATCACCAATCGGCCATTCTTTACGCACGTCAACAATATCATTTATAGTCATTATTACCCAATGATAGTCTGGACTATCGTAAAACTTATCAGAAACTTGCTCAATCGTAAAACCATCTGGGACAGTAATTGTTTGTAATAAAACTATATTGCTTTTGAATTTATTGAGCGAGATTCTACGAAATATATCAGTTACAAGTGTTGCTGTGTTTGGTGTGATAGTATTGACTAACAATTTGGGGAACATAGAAAAAAACATATTAGTATCCCTTATCAATTCTTTCGGTAGTCAGAGTTTCCAATTCAGAGAATTGAAGTCTAACAAATGCTTCAGTCGGACAACCATTTGAGAATGTAGTAAACCCTTCTGCACCATAATCAATAACCATGTCTGTCAACACACAGTTTGATATTTTTCTAACATATGTGTTTTCAGTACCATTGTGATAATAGATTATCATGAATTCTGATGGATATGTTAGGAAAAGTCCATTGGGACTCATGGTTGGATGCATGTGCATCGCAAATAATTTGAGTATACCTGAATCTCGGATACCATTCGTTCCTGTTGGCCATCCAAAAACCATTTCTGCCTCAGCAGCATTTCTCGGCGCGAATCTATAGTCAAATGAGAATTTTCTAAATCCCATGGATCTAAACAATTGCTCCTTGTATGGATTTTCTACTTTCTTAGAAGTTGCTTCCAGAGCATTATTAAATTGATCAAATCCAGCGATATTCGCGATTCGCCCTGCCTTTCTCACAAGATAATCAGCAGTTTCTGATCCTTCTTTAATCAATCCTGATAGTGATGTCTTTCCTGAAGCAAGACCACCGACGAGTGCGCCGAGATCTGCTGTTTCATAGTTTGCATTATATGCTGATCCAATTTTTTCTGGTATATGAAGAACGATTTCGTCGCTACCAATTACTAGACGTTGCTCTCCAGCGATAGCACTAGCAGCAACACCTGCTGCACCGCCCACAGCCCCACCAATGAGTGCTCCTCCAAGTCCTGCTGCCAATTTAGTAATAATAGAAACTGGACCGCCTGTGACATTCGGATTCGGATTTACTGTATTACCGCCATTTGATTTTAATCGATTACCGAGAGATACTGCAGCACCAATTCCAGTAGATGCACCTATGCCTGCGCCAAGAATTGCACCTGCCGCTCCTACCGCCAATTCACCATTTTGTGGATCAACTCTATTTTGGTCTGTCTGGTCGAAAATTCTTCCACCACCGCTTGCCAATAATTCTTTACCTCGTTTTGTTCCTTCGCGAACAAGAGGATAGAAAACAACATAATGTGGAAACTCGTCGGAATTTCCAATATCTAACGGATAACGTCGTTGTCCGTCTTTATCCAGCGGTGTTTCTAGGAAATTAACAGGCGCAGTTCCTCTGCTGAACCTACTTTCTTTTTTCGGTTCAGGTGCCTTTGTTGGTGCAGCAGGTGTAGTTGCTCCTGGAGCAGGAGTTTGCGTAGGGGCTGCGGGTGCAGGAGTTAATGCCATCTAGAATAAATATCCTATTGAGTATAGAGTTTGGAATATTTATATGAGTTATGGTAAGGAATCTTTGAAAGGTCTGTATAAAATACAGAATGCAAAAAAATATATTGGTAATCCAAACAACATTGTTTATCGCTCCAGTTGGGAACTGAAGTTCATGAAGTGGTGTGATAATAACGACAACATATTGGAATGGGGATCTGAAGAGTTGCCCATACCATATATCTCTCCTTTAGATAATCGAGTACATAGATATTTCGTGGATTTTTATATCAAGGTTCAAGAAAAAAGTGGTGTTACAAAGAAGTATCTGGTTGAGGTAAAACCGCAGAAGTTTACTAAAGAACCCAAAGTTCCCGCTAGAAAAACAAAGAAGTTTCTACAGGAAGTTATGCAATGGGGTGTAAACCAAGCAAAGTGGAAATTTGCTACTGAGTTTTGTGAAGATAGAGGATGGAAATTTATCATCCTGACTGAAAAAGAGTTGGGAATCCGTAATAAATAAGAAGGAGAATATCTATGGCAAAGGCAAGTGGTGGAAACAATAAGATTTCCTTTACTAATCAGAAAAAGGGTAAGACCACAATTGGTGGCAGTGCCTCTTCGATTAAGTTTTCAACCATGAATAAACGTAAACGTGCAAACTATAAAGCATACAGAGGACAAGGTAGGTAATTGGCAAATCCGTTTCAGAGACTTCGTGCCAAGGCAGGTGATGGACAAAAGTCCATGGATTGGTATATGAGTAATGTGAAAAACCTCGTTGGTGCGAGGTTGTCTCAGAGCAGCGTAATGAAATCTGATATTGGTGAATTAAACTCCAATATTGAGATTGGTTCGATGTATATGTATTTCTATGATCCAAAGTTAAAGGAAGAACTTCCTTTCTACGACACCTTCCCATTAGTGCTGCCATTTGGTCCAGCAAAAGGTGGATTCTATGGAATCAATTTACATTATCTACCTTACCTGTTACGAGCACAAGTTCTTGGTGAGTTGTTAGATTACAAAACAACCAAGACATATTCTGAAACGACCAAGTTACGCATGTCATACAATCTATTAAATAACTTGAAGAATGCGAATGAAGTCAAACCATGCATCAAACATTATCTGGCGAATCATGTTAATTCACAATTCTTAAAAGTCAATCCTGAAGACTGGCAAGCAGCAATATTCTTGCCGATCGAGAACTTTGTGGGTGCCACAAAGGAACAGGTATTCAGAGATTCTAGGAGCAAATTCTAATGGCGCAACCAACGTTCCATAACATAAATGATTTTTTAGGTCAGATTAGAAAAACTGATTTTGCGAGATCTAGTCGATTTGAAGCACTGTTTTTAGCACCTTCGTTCATGCGCGAGCATAGAACAAGTCAAGGAGATTCTCCAAAAATAATTTCTATGATGGTTGAAGATGCAATGTTCCCAGGACTGTTGGTTGGAACTAGACCACTAAGATTAAACAATCTAAATGAACAACGTGCAAATGCTATTGATTTTGGTGGGGATTCTATCACGTTTACGTTTTTGTGTGATACATCTTGGACCGCAAAAGATTTCTTCGGAGATTGGATGCGCAAAATTATCAATCCATACTCGAGATATGTGAGTTACCCAGATGATTACTATTCAGAAATTGATTTAGTATCTCTCAATAATGAAGACGAAGTTATTGCTCATTGGAGAATTCATGAAGCATTTCCAAGATCTATCGCACCAATAACTGTTTCTGCAACCAATTCAGAAGTTCTCAGAATGCCTGTGACTTTCGCATATAAGAGATGGGAAGTAATAAGTGCATATACACCAGAGGGCGTAGAATATAGTAATTTGAATGAATTAGATAATACTGATGACGCTGATCAGTTTATCAATGATGTTGAATCTGACATCGCTGACATCCCAGAATTTGAAGACACTTAAATAATTTGGAGTAAATTATGGCATTACCTACAATATCAGTACCGACATTTGACGTTGAAGTATATTCAACGAAACAAAAGGTATCAATGAGACCATTTCTCGTGAGAGAGGAAAAGATTTTGATTCTAGCGGCGGAATCAAATCAACGAGCAGATATGATTCGATCCATGCAGCAAGTTATTAATTCTTGCTCCGATGGTAAAATTGACGCAGAGAATCTACCATTCTTTGACATACAAAACATCTTTATTAGATTACGTTCACAGTCTATCGGCAGAGACTCAGAGTTCAATTTGATTTGCGGTGAATGTGGTCACAAGACTCCAACTATTTTGGATCTGGATCAGATTGAGTTACAGATAACTCCTGACCACAAAAATAAAATTATGATCACTGACGATATTGGTGTCATCATGAAATATCCAACTGCAGAAGTTTTGGTTGATGATGACTTGCCCATATTTGATTTGGTTGTATCATGTATTGATAAAATCTTCACACAAGATGAAATACATGATGCGAAGGATCAAACTACTGAAGAAATCGTAGAGTTTATCGAAGGATTAACAAGTGAACAGTTTGAGAAAATCGTAGAATTCTTTATCACTTCGCCGAAGATTTTCCACAATATCGAGTATACATGTGTAAAATGCGAAACTGAGAACACGGTGGTTGTGGAAGGTGTAGAAAATTTTTTCGGATAACCCTTTCTCATGATAACTTAATGAATTTCTATAAAATCAACTTTATTTTAATGCATGAACATAAATACAGTTTGACTGAATTAGAGAATATGATGCCGTGGGAGAGGGAAGTTTATATAGGGATGCTAATGGCGCATCTTAAAAAGAAAGCAGAGAATCAGGACTAATGAACGAATTAGACGAAAAAACTGGACCAATAAATGAAAAAGGAACTGCTGGTTCAGGAGTCGGACAAGGCCGCACCATCCCTCAGTCTGGAACTGCACAACAAAAAGGTATCGGCAAAGAAAGTCAACTTTCTAAGATTGCTGCTGCAGTAAATCCAGGTTCTAAGGTAGAGGCAAATCCTACTGCTACACAATCTATGATCTCAACCTTCATGAAGACATTTGAGGCATCAGCAATTGAGATGCGAGATGAAACTAATGATGATCAGAAACAGTTGATCAAAACAATGATCGAAGAGATCACCAAGTTACAGACTAAAAACATGGGCGAGTTCGAGAAAGCAATTGGTAAGATTGTTGGTATCACAAAAGAATTACAATCCTCGAATAATCCTACGTTACAAAAACTCGGATCTACGATGGAATCTACCGCTCGTGATGAAGCAGTAAAGGCATCGGGGTACACTCTAACTGGCGAGAAAGATACACTATTAAATCGCCTTGGTCGTTCAGTTGGTATGAACGCTGAAAATGAACCAGTTGAAAAAAGTGCATCTGGTATCGGAAAACTCACCAAAGGATTTGCGTCTAATTTAGGCAGAGACGTTAAACGTGGTTTCAAGATAGCAGTTGGCGCTGACCCTGATCAAGAAGGCACTTTCTACAATAATGTAGTCAGATCTGATACAGAAAAGCGCGAAAGGTTGATGACCAGAATAGATTCTGAATCAAATACAGTACAATCTCAATCTGTATCTGACCAGTTTAAAAAAGTTATCGAAGAATTCTTCAAAGAGAGCAAATCCGAATCATCCGAAAAAACTTCAAAATCTTCGCCAATTAATAGTGAGCAACAAGAAGATTCAGCAGGCATTTCCAAGGATGCCACAATTGAAGCATTACAAAAAACTGCTGAATCTAATGTATCAATACAAGAAAATACATCTGAAACAGTTGATATACTGAAAAAAATACTGGAAAAGATGAATAATATGCCATCTGGTGGCGGCGAAGGTGGCGGCGGATTACCCATGCTAGGCGGCGGATTATTAGCTGGAGGATTGCTCGCAGGAGGTGCAAGAGCACTCGGACGAGGCGTAAGAGCAGTTGGTAGAGGAATAGCATCAGGCGCAAGAGCAATTGGATCAGGTGCCCGATCATTCGGCAGAGCAATATTGGGCGGCGGCAGAGCATTAGCCAGAGGAATCGGATCAGGCGCAAGAGCAATCGCAACAGGTGCCAGAGCAATAACAGCGCCGATGGCAATTGCAGGAACTGCTGCAGTTGCTGCAACAGGGTCGATTCTTTACGGTATTGATAAGGGTATTAAGAGTATAAACATCGGGGCGAGAAAACAACAAGAAGAAGGAACTGCTAAATTCGGTTTAACTGGTAATAACATGGACGGGTTTTTCATTAATGGAAAACCTGCTGGTAAATATAAAGATCTACCAGAGTATTATCAGAAGGTTTCCGACGGGTATGGTGCCAACAGCAGAGGCGGTGCAGCAGAACGTGCACGCGAATATGTTAAAACTCATAATCCTGACGGTAGTCCTAAGATTGAGAAAGATAAGAAAAAATCTACAGCGGAACCAGTCGCAAAACCAAAACCAACTGTTGCTACAACGGTGAAAAAAACAACTACTAAGTCTGACAAACCAAAGGCAAAAGTAGCATCTGATAAACCAAAAGCAGAGGCAGTAGTTTCTGACAAACCAAAAGCAAAAGTAGAAGCAGTAGTTTCTGACAAACCAAAAGCAAAAGTAGAAGCAGTAGTTTCTGACAAACCAAAAGCAAAAGTAGCATCTGATAAACCAAAAGCAGAGGCAGTAGTTTCTGACAAACCAAAGGCAAAAGTAGAAGCATCTGACAAACCAAAGGCAAAAGCGACAGTAGAAAAATCAAAAGAAGCAGTTAAACCTAAAGCAGCAGAAACTGCCAAGGAAGCGATCGTCCCAAAGAAAAAGACACAGAAAGTAGATTTTTCTGTAGATAATGTTGATGACTCTATCAAGGGTAAAGTTGCCGAGATAGATCCAGGAGGGTTTTGGGCAAAACTAAACGATGGAAGAATTGTTGATCCAAGTTTTCCTAAAGATGCAGATCAAAATTATTCCGCGCAAAAAGCATATAAGTTAGGCCAGAAAGCAGGTACGATTGAGAGCAAGGGCAATCAAACAGGCGATCAAATGGCGCCGAAGAAAACGACTGGTAAAACTGAAACTGGAACGAATATAGATGGTGCTATAATTGAGAAAGGAACTGCAGACACTAAAGAGAAAATGCAAGTGAATGTTCCGCCACCAACAGTTATCAATCAAGGTGGCAAAGGTGGAGAAGCACCTCCGCAAATAACCTTCCCAGGAGGCGTAGCAAATGTCAGATCAAATGATCCTACATGGTTACGATTCCAAGATAAAAGAGCAACTTCATAATGAAATGGGGGAGCGAAACGCTCCCCCAAGTTTTTAGTCATCAGCGAGACTCGAGAAGTAACTCATCGTGTCATCGTCACTGTCTTCTTTCCATGGTGCTGAGTCATCCGTTGCCTTAGCAGCAGGTGCATTGCGCATCTTGGTTTCAACAAACAGTTCGTCCTCGGCATCAAGCGGATTAACCTTTTCCGCAGTTGCCATACGAGCACCACCTGATAGAACAGTATTCATCTTCGCCTTCAGTTCATCATATGACTTGAAGTTCGAAGGATCTAGGAAAGTGGCAAGCGAATGCGCACCCTTCCAGACCTGCTCCAACTTATCCTCATCTTCATCAAGAGGAGTTGGACCATCAAACTCTGACTTATCGTAGTTACGATAACCTTCAACCTGACGAATGCGCAACTTGAAGTTAGCACCTTCCCAAAGGTCGAATGGGTTGACTGGTTTCTCATCTTCAAAGGTTGGTTGCATTACATCCTTGATCTTGTCAAAGATTTTCTTACCATACTTGTAGAGGAAAACCTTACCTTCATTTGCAGGATTTGCTGGGTCACGAATCACTAGAATGTTGGAGATATAGGAAAGACGACGCTTTTGCTTACGAGCGATTTCCTTATTCGCTTCGATACCTGAGTTCCAAAGTTCGGAATTCAGTTCGCCGACGGGATCTGGTTTGTTGATTGTGGTCAACGAGTTTTCGATATACCACTTTCCAGTTGGTCCCTGGAAACCATGATCAAAGACGCGAACCCAAGGAAGTTCCTCACCAGAAGGTGCAGGGAGAAAGCGAAGAACTGCTTGACCATTACCTGCCTTATCGACAGTTGGTTTCCAGAAGCGATCGTCGTCGCCACGCTTTTCATTTGATGGGTTTGCGATTGACTCAACCGCTTTCATGAGTGAGTCAAAGTTTCCGCGATTCTTGCGGAGTTCTGATAGTGTATTATTTGACATATGTATTGTCCTTATATTTGCGTTGTATGTTTATATTAGCGTTGTGTATTGTATTCATCATAGTCATCATACTCATCTGTATCATGCCTACTAGAGTATTTATACAGGTTCTTACGGTGCTTGTTTGATTTATCAACACCTTTTCGTACTTCTTTTACTCGGGGTTCAGACCCGTAGTAGTCTTTACTTCTTGAGTTACTCATCTAACAGACCACTTGGCCTTTCTCCTTATTCCATAGTTCAAAGAATTTTGTTCGATCTATACGAACGAACGGACGGTACTTAATTATCAAAAGATTTAAATCATTCCAGATAAAATCGTTCAACAATTCAGTATTTACATTATACCTGAAATCTAGTAGTTTGTCAAGTATAATAACTGTTTCTAGTGAAATTTTTTTTCCAAGTAACATCTTTATTAATATTGGATGCTGATTGTTGTAAGACAATAAAGGATCTTGCTCTGACTTCTCTGCTTCTACGAGTAAACGACCAATATCATCTGTGAACATGTATGACAATCTATCTTGTCTACCTTTCCACTTCTCATAGATGTCGTCAGAATCTGCATTAAAGATGCCGCCGTTTGTATCACCTGCTGCAAAGTTTGCAACGAAGTAGTTGATAATCTCTTGACGAGCGACGAATTTCTTCGCCAGTTTCCTGAATAGGAAAACATCTCTCCGTTTTAAGAAGGCAGATTCTGACGACTTGACAGCACCCTTAGTAACGGTGATGTCATATGACGCTGTAGTGAAATGTAGTTTAAGTGCCATGTAGAGGCGATAAACTTCATACGCTTCCATTAAAGTGGTAATTTCCCGCCAGATTTACGCTTTAGCATATTTAGTTCTTCTGCTTCTGCTCGAATCTTTTCTTTCAGAGAAGTGGTGAGTAATACAGCAACTGACTCCATCTCAATATCTTTTTTGATACAATAATCAAGAAGAATATCCAAACAAGGAATACCATTCTCGAATGATTGTTTCTCTATGAATTGAGAGAACTCAGTTGCTGAATTATACTCTTTTGTAATTAAAAATTCATTGGTTACTTCAGAACCATCCATTACCATGTTCAAAGTTATTATCCTGCATAAAAAATGTGATCACCGATTTTCGCAACACGCTTCAGATTCCATCTTGGATTAACATAATCCGCATGGTAGAATAGCACGTTACGTCCAAGTATACCCTGATTTGCCCCAGAAAGCAATACTTTTTCAGCAACTTTTTTAGATTCTGAATATTGCTGGGCACTACGCACAGTCTTATTACCTTCGCATACCCATGAGAACTGGCAAACACGCTTTGTTCTCTGATACACGACTGCGCATACAGACTTCGGGAACTTGGGACTTTTTACGCGATTGATAGTTACTGCAGCAACCGCCAACTTTCCTTGAGTTGACTGGTTTCCTGCCTCGTAGTAAATATTGTCTGCTAGACATTTCAATTCGCGATTATTTGCTAAATGTATATTTTGGGTTTCAATTTTTCTTAATGCGGTTTTCTTTTTTTCTTCTGCCGCATCTTCTTTAATCTCTTGGATTACTTCTACAAAGCCGAGGGAATATTCCCTCGTATCTCTCTCGATAGCATCTTCAGCATATGAATTGATTCCATATAAACTATATACTAATACTGTAAAAATCGAAAGAAACTTGAAAAACTTCTTGTTAAAGGAAGTCATCTTATTTCCTAGTACTTGTTAAACTTGAGAGGGTATTATCCAGTGACTCCCCACACTGGTGTCCGAAGACAAAAAAACCTACTATGCGTGCTTTTTCAAGTAGAGGCGTAGTAGGTCATGCAAATATTTATAAGTGCAGAACCGCAGTGAAACTCGGTCCACCTTCTTACTAGAACGGTTGATAGTTTTATTCTGTTTCGAGGAAAAACTATCAAAAACCCAATGCTAGCTTAAGCAGCTAGAGCAAAGGCAACGTTATCGTTTGCATTTACAGTTTGTGGCGCTTTGCCAGTCAATTAGTCTCGGTATTCCTATTACACGAAAATCGATATCCAGGTCACCCCCATAGATGGTGGAGGTGGAGGGAGTCGAACCCTCGTCTTTCCGCTTTTATTGTCAACTGTCATCAACTAATATACTATTTATACTATAGTTTTGTTTAGAAGTCAAGTGTTTTATGCTTCCCAAGGAAGTTTTTTTCCTACTGACCCCCACTTACCAATGGGACAGGATGCACGATTCAGTTTAGTTTTTGCTGGCATGAGGCAACCACATTTCATGCACAGTTTTGCCTTTAAAAACTCGCACTGCCTACAAATTTCCATCCGTTGTTCGGACAGTTCACTCACTGGTATAATACCCATTTTCATAATAGTCGCGAGTGCGAAGAAGTTTCTTCACCCAGTCGTCGCGCTTTTCGATGAATACCTGAGGAACATCATCTTCAACTGCGATTAGGATTACCAACCACGGAACAGGAATACCAGTACGTTCTTCATACATGATAGCATATGCTGCTGTCTGCATGAAGTAACTCTCGATGTAGGATTTCGACTTAGACTTGTTGGAAGTCTTAAAATCAATAACAGCACGTTTACCATTATACTCAGCAATACAGTCGACACGACCTGCCATACGCAGATGATCACTATAGAGTGCAAGTTCCTGACAATGAATATTGCTGATTGGTTCTAAGATAGGTTTAAACTTGTTAAACATCTCAACGTCGAGCATAGACGCTTTGACTTCATCAATCTTGTCACTAACATTTTCGTTCTTAAGATACGTTTCGGTTAGCGTGTGAATCTTGGTTCCGCGAGTTGATGCTTTACTTGAGATTTTATTTGCTTCTTCTTCGCCAACACGCTTTCGCCAAGCAGCGATAGAGTCGCGGGAGAGAACTCCTAGAACGGTGGTGGCAGAAGGATATGCAACGCCACTGGCATTTACATAAACTCTACCACCATCTTCGCTCGTAGTTGATTGGGCAAAATCTTCATATTCATATATTGTTTCAAACATCATATATCCATTATACTATAATTGACAGAAAAGTCAAGCCCTTAATTATGTTTTTCTTCGTATTCTAGACGAGCAAGGATATATTCCTTTACAAGTTTTGACCTGACAATATCATTCACGGAAAATTCAACCGTCTTGAATGATGGCATCATGTCAGCAATTGCGATAAACTTTTGCAACCCTGACATGTCGTTCTTTTTATTTAGGTCGGTTTGACGGAAGTCTCCGCAGAAGATAATCTTGGAGTTCTTACCAATACGAGTCATAATAGAGTTGAGTTCCATGTCAGTCATGTTCTGACATTCGTCAACAATGATCACTGAATTATCAAGTGTGATACCACGCACGAACGAGGTGATTAGGAAATGAACGGTCTTTTGCTCCTGCATGCGCAGGAAGGGTTGAATGTGATTGAACAAGTCATCACAAATCTCAACATATGGTAAAGTATAGACCTCTGTTTTTTCCTTCTCGTCACCTGGAAGGTGTCCGATATCTCTTGATGGTACTGCTGAACGCACAACAACAAGACGTTCATAATCTGTTGTTGGATCCAGAACTTCTTCAAGTGCTTTATACATGGAAATAAAAGTTTTGCCTGTTCCTGCTACCCCATGTAGTAGCATTGCAGTGGACTGTTGATTATATAGATCGAAGAAGAGTCGTTGATTCTGTGTCTTAGGTTGAATATTTCGTAGATCCTCATATTTAACTTTGCACAGTTTACTCTTTTCAATTGTTACCTTTGGTTCAGAATTCGATACAACTTGGAGATTGTTTTTTCTTCTCGTCATGAACAGTCCTTATTCTTACTAGAGTGAATACAAAAAAGGCGACGCCACCTACAGGTGAAGTCGCCGTTTGTTACCGAGGGAGTTCGGTATCTGAAATGGGGATTGGTTCTTTTGTTCTCATGTTAGTATTTATTAAACTGTATCGCTCCACCACTCCGGAATAGGACGATTTTTCCACTTTGCCATAGTTTTTTTCGCACCGATATAATAGTTACGATACGAAACAATTGAGCAAGGATCTTTGTATTCATCAGGCATAGCAGGAGTTGGTTGCGTAAAATAACCAACAGGAATATTAGCAGGAGGTTTGCGCAACCAATATACTAAGCGATCAGTTGCATGAATCTTACCATAGCGATGTGTATATTCCTGTAAAAGATCTTGTAGTAAACACATCAACCAATTGTAATTATTATTAGATTGTCGAACCCAAATAGCACTGGGATGGTTAATATGTGATGCCTTGTAAAGTATATTTTCCATACTCTCATTGTTGAGACGCCAACGTTTAATTCGTCGCCCCGAAGAGGCATCAATGTATTCGTCACCATCAAGCATACGATGTGCTGTTGACAGTAATTGGGCATACTCTAAAATCATTTTAACAACGTGCTTATCATTGTGATATGTAGCACAAGTTTTGACGTCACGGTCAAGGTAAAAAATATTCATAATATATTAGTTCTCAAGTTTAAAGGGAATTTCCTCAATTGACTTACGAATACATTCAATATACGCTTTCGTAGTATTAGAAATATACTCTGATTCAAGCGAAAAGTCAATACATTTTATAACATCGACTGGATCCATTTTGATCAGATCGTCGATAATTACACGATTATCTGTTTCGCCAAATGCATTAACGCAGAATAAAACAATATCGATGTCCATATCCGAATACAACGGTATTCGGTATAACCGTTTCCCATAGAACCTATCAGGAAATTTGAATATCTCTGCCATAGATCTATTTATTAAAATACTTTCACTTTATAGATGTTTTGGAACATAGCAGCATCTTTTTCGTCATTTACCATGGGAAATCCCTTGATGTTAAGACTGGTGTTCAGTAACATCGGACAACCTGTTTCTTCATACCACCGTATCAACAATTCAAACAATCCTGGATGCTGTTGTCTGTTTACAGTTTGGACGCGAGATGTGCCATCAGTGTGAATGATAGCAGGGAACTTTGTAGGAAATTTGCATCTTGCAGTAAACTGCATGTAAGGGGATACTTCAACTGGCATGTCAAAATACTCTGCTGCATGTTGCTCAAGGATGACTGGTGCGAATGGTCTAAACTTTTGTCTGCGCTTGATTGCATTTACTCTGTCCTTAATGTCTGGTCTAGATGGATCAGCGAGGAGACTTCGGTTACCAAATGCTCTCGGACCAAACTCTGCTCTTCCACTAGCAACTCCAACTATACCCTCATTACGCAAAGAAGTCAATAGATTTTCTACAGGATATTCAGTATCAATATTCTCACCGAGATATGGACCTTGCCAGTTTAGTTTCTCACGATTATTTGCAGCAATAGCACCAAGGGAACTACCAGCATCTCCTGGATTCGGAATGATCCAAACATTCTTGAAGTATTTCAATGCGATATGATTTGCGGAGCAGTTAAGTGCGCAACCCCCTGATAATACTAGATTATTTTGTAAAGGGTCTTTCATCTTTGCGCGAATGAGTAGTTTATCGAATTCTTCTTCATAAATCTTCTGTGCGGATGCAGCAAGGTCATAGTGATCAGGATCTTCTTCTTTCATCCACCACTTACACCCACGATGTAAATTTACTCGCTCGTAGAGTTCGCGCATATCCCAATAATGCTTGACAGGATTACCATACGCTGCCATACCCATTAGGATATACTCATCTTCGTTTGGTTTCAATCCAACTCTGTCTGTTATAGCGGAATAAAATAATCCAAGAGATTTTGGATAATCCATACTCCACTTCTTCTTCATCTTCTCACCTTCGCACAACCAAATAGATGCCGTGTCGAATTCGCCGATAGCATCGATTACAAGAGCAGTTGCCGAATCGAAAGTAGAAGTATAGAAACCTGCTGCGGCATGCGACTCGTGGTGTGAAGCAAATTCGACTGGAACTTCGAGACCGAATTCTTTTAGATATTGCCTTACGCTAAAGCGAACAATTCCTTGTCCCGAAAGTAGTCTGCGCATTCCTCGAAGTTTTGGTTTTTCATACCAATGTATTTTTTCTGGTTTACCAAACTTCAGCGCTGCATCGATCAGATCAGCATTCAGGTGCTTGTCATTTTTAATTCCGCTGTAACGTTCTGCGTGTGAGGCAAATAGAATCTGCTCGCCGTCGACAACAGTTAACGCAGCATCATGCGCTGCAGCGGATATACCCCACTCAATCATTTAAACGATCAATCCATTCAGCAACTAACTTAGCGAATTCTTTATGATATTTTACCTTTGGATGCCCATACCCATGCGTTGCCTCTTCTTTTGGAAGATGCGCATATATCTGCCCCATACCATATTTTGGGTTCAAAATAAACGGATATTGGAACCCATCTATAGTTTTGGAAAAATCTTCCGAGAACTTAACGTTTTCGTTTCTAGTAGTAAATGTACTTTCTGCAGAGAATGGTGTTATTGCATTGATAGCAAATATATTTTTTCTCTTATCTGCCAACATTTGCAAATAATTTAGATAAACATGGTAATTCCAAATTATGTTTTGTGAAGTAACATAATGTTCCACTAAACTTTCGTTGAGTTGTGGCATTCCGCACATTTCACTACTAAATACCCAAGATAACTCATGACCTTTGTTTGAAAACTGGAACCAACGATACATGGAAGTCAACCCAACTATTACGAGATCATCTTCGTGAGTTATTCCGTTATAGTAGTCTCGTTCTATACGATATACCATTTGTTGTAAAGAACCACCACCCTTTGCACGATTGCTGTATGGAACATTATATTGATCAGCTAACCATCTTGCCCATGTTAATGTTTTTCCCACACGAATACACTCATGATGCAACTTTCCATATAATTCTTCTCGAGGCATTTCACTGCGCTTCAACAAATCTACCTCATCCTCGGTCATACCGAGAACTACTGCGTCTGCCAATTCATCACCTGCAGTAAAACTGCAACCATATACAACCAATCGTTTGTATTTACCATTAATCATAGATGAATGGATCCATCTCGCGAATTTTTTTAAGTTTTTTCTCGAGTTTTCTTTTTTGATTCCATTTACGGAAACGCAGAAGAAGATTATTTAGGATCGGCATAAAATTTCTCCATATTCCGGAAATGTTTCGAAAAAGTTTTGTGATCTATAATTATCGTGCAACTTTACTTTATGGATAAACTGATTTTGCTTATCGTTGTTTGAAGTCCACAAATAATTTATAACTGTTGACAAGTCAGGATTAAGATGCAAATACTTGGATAATTTAGCATCTATTTCTTTTTTAGTGTTGTGTGCAAGATTGCAAATTGAATACACATCTGGATGATACACAATATTTAACCAGACTGGAATGTCGAGTTCGGAGAAAACCAACAAATATTCAGGAAGATAGAAAACGTTGTGAGAACTTACACTAAGGCAAATCTCAATTCTTCCGTTAAAGTGTTCTTTAAATTTATGTATATTCTCTAAAACAGAATCCCACTTTGCAGGATACCGCTGATATTCAAACTGATCACCAACTCCATCGATACTCAACATAATATCGACTTCTTTAAATTGTGGCCAAATATTATTAACCGCATCTTCGGGATATATCGTTCCATTTGTATTGTAATGGATTCGTTGATTTTTAGAATAACCCAGATCGATACTTTTTCTTAAAACATCATAATGCCGTTCGATTAGAAATGGTTCGCCACCATAAATCTCGAACATCTCCACGTCAGGTAAAATTTTATCAAGGTCATCCCAAAATTCTGGATTATGTTGCGGCCATTGCATAATAGTCTTACGATCTTTACCGAATTTCAAAGCAATATCAGATACAATATCGGATCCATATATGTCTTTATGTTCTTTGATCCAATTACTAGAACTTCCTGGACTACAAATTCTACACTTGAGGTTACAAGTGTTCCCCAGTTTCAAATCGACAAATTTTAAATTCGGAGTAGGATCTGTTCCCCATCTTTTATTTTCACGGATTCGTTTGCTCTCTTTACCAAGAGTTTCTTCTTGCCAGCAAGCAGAACATGCAGTAGGTTTATTACCAGAGAGTAATTCTTCTCGTAGTTGTTTAATATTATTGGAATTCCAAACTTCAGATAACGTATCGCGACTTAAAGTAAAGAACTCTCCATTATCTTTACGATAAAATTCTTGACTCATACAACATGGTGCAACGTAACTATCCGATCGCGCCTCCAGATGTATGAACGGTAAAATACAAAATGTTTCACTCATCGAACAAAAACTTTAATTCCGGAAAGGTCTCGACGAAAGATTCAGATCTAAGTCTATCCATTCTGGTAGTTAACTGTTTGAATTGCGGAAGATTGTTTGGTTCTTCTTCGTTTGTGATATAATTAATTGCAAGTTGCCATCTATCTCGCATAATACTACCACACAAATTTTTTGACACCAGATAATCTAATTTTTGCTTATATTTTTCAGCAATTTGTAATCTATACTCGATCGGAATGCAAGATGGTTTATACCAGACAGGATTTGTTAAAATATTAATATTCAATCCATCGGCATGAATGAATTTATTATTCACCATATAATCGTAGTACTCGACCAATGTTGCAAAATTGAATATACTCAACGTCAAACCAATGTCGAGACGAACATGTGGACAATGTTCTTGAACTTCCATAAAGTTTTGCTCAACAATATCCCAACGTAAATCCTTCCGCATATATTCTGCGCGAGAACCCCATGAATCTAACGAAGCACAAACAGTTACGTCCTTAAAATGTTTCCAGTAATCTAATACTTTTTTATCTTTATATTTTAGGGAAGTAAAATTGGTGTTGTATAATAAAGCAACATCTGTTCTTCCGTTTTCCAATAACATATCTAATAATCTATAGTGTTCTTCCATAATAAGAGGTTCTCCACCAGCAAAATAGACTCTTTCTATGGTGGGGAAAATTTCATCAATCTGATCCCAGAAAATTGTTGGATTGATATCTGGTTTGATGACCTTCGCATATTTTGCAGCAGTAGAAGGATTTAGTTTCGCATGATCAGATGCCCACTTACTACTAAGATCTGGACCACATGTTCGGCAACGAAGATTACAGAAATTGCTAAAACGAAAGTCGACATATGGCATGTTCAGACGATCCAAACTTCCATCTGGATTCGTTTCCTGTAATATGTCAATGTGATGTTCAAATATTATATTGTGGTCTATTCGTAAACTACGACCACCATTTTCTTCGATTTCATAACAACGAGTGCATTCAGGAACATGTTTGTCTTGCAACATTAACAATCTATTGGTTTTCATCTGCTCGGAATTCCAAAGATCTTTCAGTGTTGTTTTATCTGTCATCACTCCTATTGGTTTGTTTGGATCAGCACCGCAGCACATGTATGCATTACCATTCGGCCAAGTATGCATGTGCGTCCATGGTATTAAACAAAAATGTTTACTGTCCTTCATAGTTTATCGCCGCTGCTAGTTCTGGGAATGTGTCCGAAAATTTTGTTTTGCGCATAAGATCAAGTTTTCTGTTATACGAAATAAATTGTTTAAATTTACTTTCGTCCCTTGGTTTTGATAATGTTTGCGCGATATTATTACGCATATACTCTGGCATATTTTGGCATCTAGAAATAATTTCCTGTTTTACGTCATCTGGTAAATGCCAAGGACTTAAATACTCTGGATCGTAGCACCAATTATGGTGAATTTTGTCACCAGTTTTACTGAAATATTCATAAAATTTATCAACATAAAAAATATTATATGCGCTCAATGTTTGACAGATACTCAAATCTATCCAGTCAGTGGAACGTAAGATAGAAAGATTTAATAGATTAACATCCCACTCGCTTCCCGATCTAATATATTCATTTCTATCTCGAAGATCGTCGATACTAGCAGTAACTGCAATAGATTTAAAACTTCTCCACATAGTAAGTAAATTAGGCGGTAATTTTGTAACATTAATATTATACCACAGGTCGATGTCTTTTGCTCTATCCATTTCAATCAAACTGTAGAGAAAACTGAAGTGCTTTTCTACTAATGTCGGTTCACCACCATTGACATATATTCGTTTTAAATTTTCGCTGTTATGAAGGAGTTCTCCCCAGAAAGAATCTTTCTCAAACCAAACACCATCTTCCACAGCAGAATAATCAGTAACAAAATCTAAATCTTTTTGTAATACGGAATACTCTTTCTTCCATTTACTGCTGGAAACTGGATTGCAAGTTCGACACTTCAAATTACAGATATTACCAAGACGCAATTCAACAAACTGAAAGTCCATATCCACAATCGTACCATCATCCAGAAGATTTTCAATTACAGGCATGGAAGATTCTAGATAGCGACCGTTTTCTTCTTGGCGCTTGCTTTTAATACCCACACGCTCTTCATCATAACATCTTTTACATGCTGAAGGTTCTTTTCCGTCAAGCATCTCCAATCTAACTTCTTTATACGTGTCACTATTAATCATTTCGCGAATAGAAAGGTCGTTCAAAGAAATTGCTTGACCTCCACGTTTTGCGTGACTTGCACAATTCTTGTGTTCGCTTATACAGCAAAAACTAGTATGCCCATCTGGGTGTGTTGCTAGATGTGTGAATGGTAAAACACAAACTTTAGATAAATTTGTCAAAACTATCCTCCATCCACGGGTACACTCTTCTCCAACTTTGTCCCCTTCGCTGGTCTAATCTGTTTAAGTAGTTTTTAAGACGTTGTAATTTTTCAGAGTCGGGTTCGGTCGAAATGATCATGTTACCAAATCCAGCAATATATGCTGCCGCATCTTTCCATGGACTGTTGGCGAGAGAATCATTTAACTTATCTATAAACGGTTTTAATTCAGAACCGAAAATAGCAGGATCCATAAATGATGGTACAGCAACTATATTCGCTCCATAATTAATATTTTTGATCTTAGACCATTCTACAAGTTTATCAACAAAAACATATGCTGTAGGTAAAGTCACAGAAGACAGTGTTGCTTGTATATCAATTCGAACATTCTTTGTGCCCAATAGAATGTTAAAGTTTTCTTCCCAATTCTCTAGACTCATCCCATGACGAGCAAATTCTGCCTCTTCACCCCAGCAATCCATACTACAAACAATACCAAAAGATTTCAATTTACCAGATTCTACCAGTTTATCTATTTTTTGAATCTTTTCTACAAATTTATGGGAAGGATGTTTTAGATTCGAAAAGATCTTCCAATTTAAATTTGGATGACTCGTTCTCTCGAAATACTCAAGGCATTCTTCAAACTCAGGTTGATACAAAGGTTCTCCGCCGAGAATTTGGAAGTCATATAATTCAGTTGAGTGTTCTTCCATCCATTCCCAAAATTTATCTTTCAGTTCTAGGTAATTTTCTTTTGGTTTAAATGACCCCTCTAAATCATATTCAGTTTCAAGTGGTCCATACTTTTTAATTTCCTGTTCGATTACTGAACTGAACAATGGACTGCAATAAACACACGCTTGATTGCATAGATTGGTAAAATATACCTCTAGTATTCTTGGTGTTACTTTGGTGGCGAATGGATTATCTTCGAGTTCTGGTGGGCAATAGTCAGCATCATTAATATACGCTGTTCGTTCGCTGTTACCACCAGCGTCTTCGATTCGTTTACAATATTCACAACCATTACCAGGCCATTGCCCATCGAGCATCTTTTCTCGATCTTGGACCTTTCCTGGATGATTGTGGAAATCTTTGAAATCTATTTCATTTAATTCCCAGTTTTTACATCTGTGACAACTGGATGTTGTACCTTTCGAAAGAAAAATGGTGCTCCAAGTCCACTTAAATTGGCAAGCAGTATCAGTTTTAATCGGAAACTTAGTCATGTCTTGTCCACCAATCGTATAATTCGGGATCTTCAGAATATATAGTTCTCAAATTAAGATTAGAATCATTTCTTATATGATCAAGAATCTTTTGATAATTCGATCCATTTTTAAATGCTTGTTCTGCCTCATCGGGCCATTGTTCTTGGAATGTTGGTCTATTCTTCATTTCTTGTAATGTTTTGATTAGCGTAATTTGCTTATTAGTACCTCTTGGAATCATATACTCCAACAGAGAATCAATATGACGATCGAGAATATGTCGAGGCCAAGCAAACGGACTGAATACAATATCTGCATGAAATGCAAACATAATTTTAGTTTCAATACGA